TGATTGTGCCTCGTTTAGCTTTCATCATTTTACCTGGCTTCATTTTCTCGTCTTGTAAACCTTTGCCTCTGTTTTTAGCTTTTTCAGCTCTAAGCACTGCAAAATCTTTTTCGTCAATTTTATTAAATGGTGGTGCTTTTTTTGCAATTTTAATTTGGCCGCCTGATAACATTCCTGGTTTCATTTTTTGTATGGATCTTTCAACTAAATTAAGTCCTCTATCACCTTTTTTCATTTTAGAAATTTTAGAAATTTTCTTAACCGCTTCTATATCTCTTTGTGTGAGTCTGTCTTTATCTTTTTTAGCTTTAGCTAAAGCGTAAGCTTTAATTTTTTTCTCCATATCAGCCATAATATCTATAATCCTTTTCTATCTTAAAATTAGGTTCGTCCATTGCATCGGAATACGTTGAAACAAATCCACCTTCCCTGAATCTTATCACTGCTTGGGTCATAGAGTCAACATAGTCATCGAATTGTCCATGAGGAAAAGCAGCTACTTCCTCTATAACTTCTTGAGCAAATTTCTCATCTGTGGGTGCAAAAACCATACCTGACTCAAATACGGGTGCTACGGAGTTTATCCTAGTAAACTTATCTCTACCCTTTGCAGGAACATAATCTATTACAGGTATACCTGCTCTTCTTAATTCATGGATTAAAGGTTGTCCTGAGGCTTTAGCTTCAATGATAGTTGTTTCAGGTTGCCAGTATTGATATTGCTCTATAGCTAAATTCTTAAGATCTGGAAAGTCGAACCTTCCTTTTATGGCATCTAATAAAATAATACAATTTTCGTATCCCTCTGCAGGTTGAAAAATACCCCATGTAGTAATTGCTGAGTAGTCTGCAGTTTCTTTTTTAGAGTAAGCTGTATCGTAACTTTGTATTACATGTTTAAGCACAGGTATCCGTTCTTCGTTCCACGGTTGCCACCAGTCTCTTTTAATGATTGCGCCCTCCTCTGATGTTGGGTCCTGCATGTATTGTGCATTCCAGTTTTTTGTTGTCACTGATGCTTTTACTTTTTCTAATTCTTCTAGTGGCCAATATTCAGGCCATACAGGATTACCTGAGGGAAGTATCGCTGGAAAATTTATAACGCGCCACGAATCTGATTTAGGTTCAGATTGAGATTTAATGAGTCTTCCTGTTAAATCATCAGTTGCCCATCTTGTCATTACAACAACGATTGAGCCTCCTGGTTGTAAACGTTGTCTTGGTCCTGATGAATACCACTCGTAAGTTCTTTCCATCGCAGAATCAGACATTGAATCTTGTTCTGTGTGTGGGTCATCGATAATAAGAAGATCCGCCCCTCGTCCTGTGATTGAACCGCCTACCCCCGCTGCAAAATATTCTCCACCATGATTGGTCTCCCAACGGCCTTTAGCCTTACTATCTTCCCTTAGACTAACATCTCCGAAGATACTTTTGTAGTCTTCGGTCTCCATTAAGTTTCTAACTTTGCTACCGAATCGCGAAGCAAGTTCAGCGTTGTGAGATACTTGCATGAGTTTCATCTTAGGATTCTTACCGATCATCCAAGCAGGAAACAAAAAAGATGCGAACTCTGACTTAGTATGCCTTGGTGGCATATTCACAATAAGTCGTTTAGATTGTTTTGAAGCTATATCTTGAAACTCATTTGCAATGATTTGATGGTGCCCCCAGTTTTCTGGGTCCTCTGTTTGCCTACATATAAAATCAGGCCACATAGCTTTCACAAATAATAAAAAGTTATCCTGACATAATTTTATATATTCGATCTGTTTCTTTAGAATTAAGGTTCTTAATTCATCATCTGTTAATTGATCTAATTTGCTCATCTCAATATTTTGTTTTCTTGGGTCCCCTTATATCATATCGTTTCAGCATACACTACTTCTATTCGACTTGCTATAAACTCTTGTAATATACAAGTACCTTGTATATCAACGCGGGTCGCGTAAAAAAATTAAGAAAAGCAGGTTGTTGGTTTTGTTGAGCCTTCTATGAGAGAAAACCGATAGCCCTTATGGGCTATCGGTGTTGGTTGTAGTTAGCTACTTAATTTCTCAATTAAATAACTGAACTTCCTTACAATCCTAGTTTTAAAGTTATCGATTAAAGGGTTGCCTTGATTTTCCAAGATTAATTTCTCAACCTCGCCCTCTAACATTTTATACATAACTTCATAATTTAATTTGCTAACTGCGTCAGGCTCTAACTTAATATTGTCAGTTAGCTGAGTATTAGCCGATTGCTCGGCTAATACTTTAGATATGTTCATCAAACTATTTGTCATTATTATCACCAATAGCTTTGAACTCATTATATTCAATCTCAGTACAAAATTGATTGAATAAATCATTATGTTTTATTTTGAAGTTAGCAGTCTCAAACTTTTTTCTTTTACGTCTGATTTTCTGCACTCCAAAACTACAACCATTATCGTCTTGAACAATAACAAGGTTTTGTTTTGTTCTTTCAAAAACATTAACCACGTTTTGTTTCATTGTATCTAACTCTTTAGATAAACGATTAAGTTGCAACTTATTAACTGCATAAGCCAAGATGACTTTTTTCTCATCTGCTTTCAGTTTTCTTACTGCATTACTCATTGTTTTCCTTTGTTAGTGTTAGTAATAGCCTGTCTTATCATATCCCACATTATAATCAACACATAAAACCCATTATGAACACACAGTTGATAAGTGTCCATAATGGGTCGTTTGCAGAACAAAGTTAAAACAAATTTAAAACATTTGATAAACTTACAATATCAAACAGAAGTAAGATGTAGATAACCCACAAGGGCGAGAGATATATAAATAATGCACCCATCACCACGAGCAAGTATAAACGACAGTTTTACCATCTTTAATAGCTTTCTTACAAAAGTCCAAGAACTTCAAGTCTTGCGATTTGTATTCTTTAACTGCCTCTTCTTGAAATTGTTGTCCCCAGAAAAATCCGTCAGGCGTGAACGAGTTATAGAAATTAGATTTAACTTCCTTTTCTAAATCCTTAACGACATCTTCAGTAATATAAACTTCATCATATCCGTTCATACCTAAATGAGACATATCAAAAGGGTTAAACTCTTTATCCTTATCCTTTTCCTGTTCTTTCTTTAGTTGTTCTTGGTTCTGCTTTTCAAACATCTTATTCATAAATGTTTGAAGTCTTGCGTGTTTTCTCCAAACGAAAACGTCTTTTTGTTCTTCTTCGTCTCCGTCATAGTACTTCGCCCAATCTATCTTTCTGTTTCTTAGATGAGCATATTGGTCTAGTCCCATAGTTCTCCTTTGTTATCTTTCCTTTGTCTTATCATATCCCATACCAAAGTCAAATAAAAATTTACCCAGCGTGCTGCGGGCGGCCACCATACTTTAGAATAGTTCTAAACAAGCGCAAACTAACGAGAACGAGCGAGAGCTTCACCACGCTGCCACCACAGTCAGTACCAGGAGCCCCAGCACTGGCATGGTTAGCCGAGGCCAGAGCAGGGCGAGGATTAGTACGAGAGAGGTCACGCTATTCTCCATCCGTCAGTAACGAAGACATCTCCACGAATGTCCTGAATAGAATCTAGCTGCACGCCCAGCCCTTGGGCTATAAGTTTCCTAGCTTTGTGATTCGTTTGGAACGAGTTATTGAAGAGTCCCTCCTCATTCACCACCATCTCTTTGAGATCTTTGCCGCCTGGCAGCTCCTTCGATGCTACAGGCATGCTTGCGTTTACTATTTCGATAGGTCCTTTTACGAGCTTTTGCATTGCATCTAGATCTTCTATTTTTCCTTCTACCACGGTAACCGTGCCGTCATCTTTGATTATATGTGTTTTCATTGTTTGTCCTTTTCTGTTTCCTGTTAACGGACCGCTGGACGGTGCACCTGATTACACATTCAGTAGACCAGCGGCCCGCGTAATAACTCTGAATCGGATCGAATCTAAAAGATTGATTGCCTTCAGGGTTAACGTATACATAAGACCAGATGGGATCAAAGTCAAGAAGAAAGTTCATGAAATTATCCACGCTGCGGGAAGCGGCTTAGATGCTACTAATGTAGTTGCTCATTACCATACTCCTTTCGCTTAAACGAGAACGAGCTACCCAGCGTACCACAGGATCCCAGATGGGAAGGACTGCTGCGCGGCCAAACTATAATGGTTGTTTGCAACGAGAACGAGATTCCGTGAACGAGAACGAGCTTCTCCCAGAAGCGTGCAGCGTACGGGAAGGGGGCTCAACGGAAAACAATGATAGAAAAGTTGGCCCCCGAGAACGAGAATACACGAGAACTATGCCTCTTCCAAGTCCTGGGAAGTTACGCTGCCCAGATGCCTTTCTATTTCCTCACCGATTCGTTGTTCATTGTCACGAGAACGAGAACGAGCTTTGACAGGAAGCTGCAGCAGATCCCAGAAGGCACGCTGCACCGCGGGCCATTTAACAGGAAACGAGAACGAGCACCGAGGTTTCAGTGACCGAGCATCAGTAATCGCGGACAACGGTCTGTAAAGTTTCAACTTTCTCTCCAAGAGGGTCTCATCGCAGATGATAACTATGCCACCGTGTTTGATTCGTTTATTAATCCAAGCAATTTGCCATTTAGATAGCTTTGGATATCCAACTTTATCCGATTTAAGTTCTAACCAAAATTCTTTACCATTCCAACAACCATTTATGTCAGGAATACCGTTAATAGTATTAGATTCTACGCGTATTAAATGTGGTTTTGTTATATTTTTTTTAATCCTTTGCCAAAGCTTTGACTCCCGCTTTTTCATACTTTATTCAGATCGGTTTAACACTCTTTCAAGTTTGGTAACGCTTGATCTTAACAACACATTGCAGTCGGAGAAAACAGCAGCTTCACTGTCGTAACTAGCAAATGTCCAAACATATTTCTTATCTTTATCAAAGATAAAGGCATGTGTAATCATTTTAGCAGGTTTTAATTTTTTAACTTCATCAGCATCTCTGTGCCCAGCGTCCCCGCACGGGTCAAGCCAATAAATTCTATAGTAATAATACTTCTTATTACCAACGAGAGCTTGTTTATATTTACTTTTTTTCCGTTTTAACATTTATTTTACCTAAGTTAATATTAAGATCTGCATTATGGATCTCATTAAAAACAGTAATGAAAGATGTCCAATTATTACTTTTGAGATATTTCTTTTGTCTCTGGCTCAACTTCGATCGTTTTGGCATTGAATCCATCGATCTTGTTTGAAAGCTCTGTAAGTTTCTTCTCAAGCTCTGCACGTGACATACCCTCCAATCCTGATACTTTGACTTCTTTTTTATCTACATATAAACCAGCTAACTGTCCTGATCTAAATTCAGCATTAATAGCTGATGCATATTGCTTATCAGAATAAGCAGCATCTGCATATTTTTCTAATCTTTTGTATCTACGTAATCTATCTTTCTCATATTTAGCTTTAGCTTTTTCAAGCTGTTGGTCTAAATATTTAACTACGTGTGGATTATGTCTTCGTAATGTAAGCCTACTACCAATATCGGAAAAATTTTTATCGTTCTTAGCCTCGTATCCAGCTCTTTTACAAGCTTCAGCTTTTGTTATTTCTCCCCAATTAGCTACAAGTATATCAACAAACTTCTTTTGCTTAGGAGTTAAATCATCAATTGTTCTTAACTCTTTTGATTTTAATGCCATTATTTATCTTTCTTTGGAAACTCTTTTAATTTTTTATTTATCTTATCTGCTGCTGATTTGAAGGCTGATGATGAGCTTAGGCCTGCAGCTCTATCTTCATTATATTCTTTTTCAAAAAGTTTTTGAAACTTTTTTGAAGCTCCCTGCACTACAGGTCTTCCATATTTGTATGCTATTCCAAAAAAATATTTCGCTGCCATTATTTCTTCTTTAACCTATTTTTTCTTCTTTCTCTAGCTATATGTGTTGCTCTGTGTGCTGCTCTTACACTTATTTGATCTAAACCTATTAAATCTCTTACTCTTGATTGAAATTCTGCAACTGCAGATCCAGTCGTAGGATCTAATCTAAAATTTGATCCAGGACCTTTTTTTATACTTGAGTAAATTCGACCACTTAAAGTTGATTTAATTGGTGATTGTTTTTTAATTGGTACAGGGCCTTTACCACCACCAGCATGAATATTGTATTTTAATGGAGACCTTCTTTGTTCATAGGCCTTTTGTTTAGCTCTTCTCTTATTCGCAGCCCTTTTTGTTGGGTTAATAAGCTTACGCTTACCTTTCAATGCTAGTCTTTCAGCACCTTTTTTTGTCAGTAATTTTATACCTTTAATAACTATTGCCATAATTTGGGGATGGGTGTTATTAAAATCATCTTCAGCGATGTCCTAAGTTTTACCACCCATCAAATTCTATTATATAGATTATTTTAACCCCCGACTAGATTACCCAAATCTACATTTTTGCACTACGCAAGGAAATATTGATATTGTGGTGTATCCAGATACACCACGGATACACCTACGGATACACCTTAAAATCGATTAAAAGTGTTGATATATAATAATAATAATCATCAGATACACCAGATACACCACTTTTGACCTCTGTTTAAAAATAATGCAAGGGGGTCTAGAATATCTATATAGTATATTTTTTAATAGCAACGCCTAGACGTTGGTAGCAACGCCCGTGTGTTGCTATATATTCTTTGGTCTAGATGGACGAATTCGTTGATTTAAGCGGACGAATACTATACAATCTGCACGTTATATAACATCATTTCTTGTTATCTTTTAGGGCGTGGAGGGAGACTGAAGCGCCCTTTTTTCGTTGTCCGTTATCCGTTTTTCATATATATTGTAGACAGATCGGAGGAACAATGACATAACTAAGGTCGATAGGGTAGCATGCTCTCTCGACATCTTTTCCCCTAAGAAAAGGTTATTACATGTTGCCCTATCTCTAGTTCACATTATGCAGTTCGATGATTTTACTTTTTTTATTTTAACAACGGCCACTTGTAGTCTGATATTTGCGTGGGTTTTTTTCGGATAGTTTCAGACCATTTCTTTATTAATTCGTACCATTCCTTTTTATATTTAGGATCTCTAGTTCTCTCCCAGTTCAGAGCTGCTATGTTAATTTTATTTAAAGGGGACATAAATCAAAAAAGACCAG